GTCGGCGCGCCAGTCAGCGAAAACCTCGTCGTCCACGTCCACCTCGGTGCCGGCCGCGAAGTTCTCGCCCGTCTTGGGATGGGTCAGCGGCACGAGCGTGCGTACCTTGGGCATTACTTCTTGCCTTTCCGCTTGGGCAGCTTGCTCTCGTCCACGCCCTTGAGCTTCTTGCGCGCCTCGTCAGCGGAAAAGCCAGGCACGTTCCCGCCGGCCGCGTAGCCGAAGAAGCGCGCCTGTGCCTTGCTGACAGGCTTCTTGTAGGGTCGGCCGCCAGGCATGGCTACGCCGGGACGGGTGGCGTCGGAGGTTCTGGCTCCGGCTCGGGTTCTGGCTCAGGGGCTGGCTCGGGGGGTTTGGGATCTTCGCGCATGCTCTAGCCCTCGCCGCCGGTGCTGGCCTTTTGCTGGATGACGAAGAAGGGATAGCGGTTGGCCTTGGTGGATTGCTGGCGGTTGATCGGGTTGGGGATGGCCCAGGCGAAGCGAGCCGTCACGCGCAACGCGACCATGTCCTGCTGCATCAGGTTGTACTGAATGACTGGCGGGCTGCCGTTGTCGGTGATCACGCCCGTGTCGAACATCTCCATGCTGATGTCATCTCGGACCGCCAGCATGCTCTGGTCCCACTGGCCGCCAATCATCGAGTAGCCGCTGGCGCCCGTGTTGAAGCTCGAAAGGCCGGCGTTCGAGAAGATGATCGGCTCGCCGAAGAGCGATCCCGTGTTGATGGCGGCGTTGGGCGTCGAGTTGTCGCCGATGAACAGCATGCCCTTGGTCGTATCCCGCATGCCGCGTAGCTTGGCCTTGACCTGGCGGCGCGCCCAGAAGCCCGTCACGTCGAAGCCGTCGGCCTCCACGGTGGCCATGCCGTTGTTCACGTCATCGAGGTAGTCCACGGTGGACGTGCCAGCGATCACGAGGTTGCCGGCTGAGTTGGCGCCGGTGACGATGGCGGGCGGGAAGGTGGTCGGGGCGTTGGTGCCGAAGAAGATGGCGTCGTCCAGGGCGACCCCGAAGGCCTCGGTGATCTTGGGCTTGGTCTGCGACCAGAAGTCGTAGTCCATGTCTTCGAGCAGGTTCTTGGCGATCGGCACGATGACGGCCATCTCTTCAGCGTTGAGGTAGACGTTGTCCCACTGCAGGCTGGTGGTCTGCTTCATGCCGATGTCGCGGGCGTCCAGGGATGCGCCGGTGATCCAGTACGCCGTGGGAAGCTGCGACATGACCGGGATGCGCTGCTGGGCGCGCTTCATGCGGACGTGCGGCATGAGCTGCAGCGCCGCAGACTTGACCTCGATCGACTGGACGATGTCGCGCTGAACGTCCTCGGGGATCAGCGGACCTGAGCCAGGGGTGGCTCGTGTGGCGATGCTGTTGTACGGCGTGAGAGTGGCCCTCTAGAGAATGGGGCCAGCTCTCGGAGAACTAGCCCGAGCCGTTAGATCGCCAGCCGTAGTAGTCGCGAAAGATGTCGCTCATCTGCTTGTCGGCTGGGGAAGGGCTGAACGCGGGCAAGAGGTCCGGCTCGGCGATGCCGCCGCGTGCCTCGCTCAGGATCTGCTTGCGGAACGCCTGGTTGCGCCGCAGCTTGTCCTGGGCCTCTTTTTCGCCTTCAGCCTTCCAGTGTTTTTCGAGGCTCTTCAGCGCCTCACTGACAACCAACTTGCGTCCGTCCAGGCCTTTGCCGGCGCCCTCGATGCCCATGATCCGCTGGCGCTCTCTGGTTGGTAGCGCCTCCATCAGCGGATCGATGCTGATGCGATCGTGCTGAGTGCCCACGTTCGAGAAGAACTCCGTCAGGCCCTGGGATTGGCTCTGCTGTTGCTCGGCCTCACGGTCCTGGGCGGCGTACGCCCACGGGTCTTCATCGCGCAGTCGTTTGCGCTCGTCTTGGCGGGCGCGTGCGGCACGCTGCGCCTCGCGGCGGTCAGTCTCAGACTGGACTCGACGCTCTAACTCCTCCTGGGTCAAGCTCAGCCGCTCCGACGGTGTGCCTGGCTCGCCGGCCTCAGGTTCGGCCTCCTGCGCTGGTCGGCGATTGAACAGTCGCGACCACCAGCCCGGCGAAGACCCTTCCTGCGGCTCGGAAGCCGGCTCTGCATCGGGCGACGGTGCGCCCTCTGAAGGGGTGTTTGGTTGTTCGTCGGCCATCATAGAGCCTTTCTAAAAATAGGTGTAGCCGGGGGGCGTATAGGGCGCGGCGTAGCTCCACGGGTTGCCGAAGTTGGGCGCCGCCGGCGGCGTGGGCAGCGTGGGCGTCGGCGGCATGCCTGGCGGCGGGCCGTTGCCCCGCAACCAGTCGGGCATCATCGCGTCCCGCTGCTGAGCCTGCTCCTGGGCGCTCGCCGCCTGGCGGCCCATCACGGCGTTCCACCAGTCGGGCGAGCCGCTGGCCGGGCCACCCGTGGCCGGGTTGGGCGTAGGCGGCGGCGCCGCTGCAGCCGGGACTGGTGGGCGAGCCTGCATCGTCTGCATGCCCGGCGGCATGCCAGGCGCCTGGTACGGATTGGCGCCCAGCATCTGCGCGACGTTCATCTGGCCGAAGTTGGGCGGTGGGGCGCCGGTGGCTGCGGCGGCCGTGGGGTCGATGTAGCGCAGGGCGTTCATCGTGCCCTGCTGGGCAGCCTGCATCGGGTTGGGCGCGCTATACGTGTTGGCGCTCACGATGTCGCTGGGCGGTTTGCCCTGCATCACCTCGCTATAGGCCTTGCGGAGGGCATCCTGATTGCCCACCGGGTTCATCGCGGCGTAGTCCTTGATGGCGGTGAGCTGCTGGGTGCCGGCGCCCAGGGCTTGCTGGTAGGCGGTGCCCTTGGCGGCCATCAGGTCCGTCGCCATCTTCTGGGCGGCGTCCTGCTGGGCGGCCTGCAGCATGCCCGCCTGGGGATCAACGTTCTGCGCTTTCCAGGCGTTGAACTCGCTGCTGGCGTCGTCGGCGGTGTACAGCTTGCCGTCGATGGTGCGCCCGATCTTGCCCTGGACCTCGTCCTGCTTCTGGCGCTGCAGGTTCAGGATCTGGCCGATCCTGGCCTGTACCTCGGCCTGTGTCTTGGGCATGTACTCGGGGTTCATGCCCGTGTTCGTCACTACGCCGGTGAGCGGGTTGCGCTGGTAGATACTCAGGCCGGTCTGGGGCGCCTGGACGGTGGGCGCCTTGGCGGCCTGATTGGCGATGTTGGTGGCTTCCAGCGTGGCGCCCTGCTGGGCCAGCTCGCCAGGGAACTTCTGACCGGCCCGCTGCTCGGCGCCGAGCGTGGCGGCCGTGGTCGCCACGGTGCCGGCGGTGGTGGCCTGGGTCGCGGCTCGGCCGACGGACGCCGTCTGGAGGTCGCTGGCGGCCTTGTCGTCAATGATCTTCTGGTTCTGGTCGTCGTACTTGTGCTGCTGGTTGAACTGGCGGATCTTCTCGTCCAGCTCGGCCTTGTTCAGCTTCTGGGTGGCCGCGTCATTCTGGATCTTGGCCACCTCAGCGTCAGTGCCGTAGATGCCCGTAGCCGCCTCGTTGCGCGCCCTGGCGTTGCGATCACCCTCGGCCACCTGGCGATCGACGGCCTTTTTGATCTCGTCGTCGGCGTTCGGCACGCCGGCCGGCACGATCTTGTGATAGCCGCCGGCCGGGTTATTGATGTCGTCGGGATACCAGGCGCTGCCGTCACCACTCTTGACCACGTAGTCGGTCGGGCCGGTGGCCTTGGTCGCCGAGGTGGTGTCCTTGGGCGGCTCAGCGATCCATGACGGGTTGCCGCCTGGGTCCGTGCTTTTAGTGACCGTCATCGGCAGCGTGCGACCGTCGGGCGTCTGGACGGTGATCTGGTACTCGCCGGTGTCGATCAGGACATCCGCGCCGACCGGGTTCTTGCCCAACTTGGGCTGCGCGGTAGCCGTGCCGCCAACGATGAAGCTACCGTTGGGCGCGCCCGAGCCGAGCGACTTGATGATCGCGGCTTGCTCCTCGGGGGTCAGGTTTACGTTGGCTGGCCTGGTCGGGGTGGTCGAAAACAGGCTGCTGCCGACGCCACCGGGCGGCACGGCTGGAGCAGGGCCACCGCCACCTCCGGGCGGCACGGCTGGTTGGGCTGGTTGCATCGTGTCGTTTCGCCCTCCGTAGGTCTGGCCATAGGCCGTGGTGCCGTGCAGGTTCTGGTTCGGGTCGCCCGTCAGCCAATTCCAGGCCATGGCTCCTCCTTAGCGCGGCACCGCAGCGGTGCGCTGCTGCTCCTGTTGGTAGCGTTGCATGAGTTGCTCGTCGCTGAGCTGGCTGACGATGTCGGCGCCGCCGGCGTTGCGAGCTGCGGCGATAACCCGCTGCAGGATGATCTGCCGCTCGGCGATCGGCGCCCGCTGGAAGGCCGGGTCGTTGATCACATCCCTGAGCATCTGGTCGATGTAGTAGCCGCTCTGCTGCTGGTACTGGCGCTGCTCCTGCTCGTTGAGCGCGAAGTTGCGCCAGGACTTCGGCGTGGCGCCCACGCCCACGTCGGCATTCCGCATCGCCTCGGTGAGCGGGTCGTA